AGCAATACTTCCATATCCGTCAATGATAACTGTCGTCGCGTTTGGGAAATTGGACATTGGTGGATTTAAAGTAGCATTGGACGATCCTCCGGCAAAAGTTATCGATGTCAAATTTGCAGTATTTGTGAACGCATTAGCACCAATACTGGCAACACTTGATGTTCCGGCAAAGGTTATCGATGTTAAACTTGTCGCACCTTGGAACGCACCAGAACCAATACTGGTAACACTCGATGGAATGGTTATCGATTTCAAACCTTTCGCTTCACCGAACGCATAATCACCAATACTTTTAACACTTGATGTTCCGGCAAAAGTTATTGATGTCAAACCTGTCGCACCTTCGAACGACGCATAAGTACCATAGAACGCATAATCACCAATACTGGTAACACTTGATGGAATGATTATCGATATTAAACCTGTCTCCATGAACGCACCATCGCCAATACTAACAACACTTGATGTTCCCGCAAAGGTTATCGATCCTAAACTTCTCGCTTGATAGAACGCATAATCACCAATACTAACAACACTTGATGAAATGGTTATCGATGTTAAACCTGTCGCTTCAAAGAACGCACTATTTCTAATACTTGTAATACTTGATGTGCCCGCAAAGGTTATCGATTTTAAACCTATCGCACCTAGGAACGCATTATAATCAATACTGGTATAACCTTCAATGATAACGGTTATTGCTGTTCAATGATCCACCACCATTGGCGGAAACAATTTGCGGTGTTAAAACTCCTGATCCGTTAAAGGTAATCGTTGACATATATAATTTATATTAACCCTTACAGCGTTTTGACACCTCCAGGAGGTGTCCTATGATTCATAAAAATCACACAATTTACAGGTATTTCCTTATTTATCGCTTGATTACATAAGAAAATATTTGTTTTTTATACAAAAATAAGAAATATGTCTGACGCTGTAAGGGTTAATATAAATTAATAATATTCTACAGTTTTATAATATATTCGAATTATAAAACGAACCCTTTAAGTGTATATCTATTATATGTGCTGAAGCAATTAGAAAAACAACTATTTATTTAGTATAATAAATATCTATTATTAACCATTATAACGGTTAAGTAAAATATAAATACATATAAATAAAAAACGATTATGATATAAACTATGACACAAGCTATAGATAATTTAATACATTTGGATGCGATTACCATTGATAATGTTTTACATATATTACAGAATAGATTGTATACTAAAAAAATCTATACAGATTTAGGAAGTGTATTGATTTCAATCAATCCATATGAGTATTTTACAGGAGAAAATGATATTTATGCATTTGATAATGAATCACACTATCGTGAAGCACATTTATGGAAAACAATGAATCATATTTATCAACGTCTATTCGATGATGTATTACAAAAACCGAATCAATCGATTATTGTATCAGGTGAAAGTGGTTCCGGTAAAACCGAAACAGTCAAGCAAATTATTCATTTTTTACAACATAATACGAAATCAAATGAATTGATGTCGAAAATCGAAGCTTCTGGACATCTATTAGAATGTTTTGGAAACGCGGCTACAAGTCGAAATAATAATAGTAGTCGATTTGGTAAATTCATTGAAGTATTTTATACCTCTTCGCGTGGTTGCTGTGGAATGAAAACAACAATATATTTACTTGAAAAAACACGATTATTTTGTCATAATCCAGTGGAACAATTCCACGTTTTTTCTAAAACAACGGACGAAATTCTAATATTACTTCAAAATGCCGGTTTTGATGCTACATCTCAATCCACATTTGTCGTACGTGTGTACGAACTGGTCAAATCGTTTATGGTAGCGAATAAATATGACCCCTCATTTATGCCCCATTTTCTATCCAAGAAAAAAACGATTATTGGCGATGAAGTCATAGAACGCATGTATGAACCAAATGAATTTATTGAAATACGTAATACACTTGTTATGAAACTATATGAAACCCTATTTCATTGGATTGTCGATACAATGAATACATTATATATAACAATGGAATCGGGTATTCCTACAAACAATTTAGGTATCCTTGATATTTTCGGGTTTGAGAATTTGGAACACAATCATTTAGAACAATTGATGATTAATTATACAAATGAAATTCTGCAGCAATTGTTAAATACTATCGTCATTGCTGACCGAGCGACGTTATATCAAAGTGAAGGGATTGTAGATGATTGTAATTACGTGTCGCCAATGTTTCAAATTACGCTTATTGATACAATTTTTGATGATATTAATGAAGAATGTATGCTTCCACAGGGTAATATACGTGGATATATGATGAAATTAGTAAAAAAAAATATGACAGGGTTTATAACGAACAAAATATCGGCTCACGAAAAATTCACAGTTCAACATTATGCCGGTGATATCGAATACACTACAAATGAATTTATGGAACGTAATATGGATCGCAGTAATAATGAAATTGACCAATATATCAATGAATTATTCAAAAAAACACCCAAACGACGCGGTTCAGTTGTAGGTAAAGTTAAAATGAATTCAATAACTACACAGTATCGAAATAATGTACGCGAATTTATTGCAAAAATGAATACGTGTGAATTACATTTTATTAAATGTATTAAACCAAATGCGTTAGCCGCGCCATTGGAATTTGATGATACAATTGTACGCACACAATTGGAATATAATGGCATTCTACAATTCATACACATTTTAAAACAGGGGTTTTCACATCATATACCACACGAAACTTTTAAAATCAATTTTGACCGATATATTGAGCCATGTGATGTTATTAAATATCTTGATACTACAATAAACGAAAAAGATATAAAATATTCAGCGGTTTATGGTAGAACGTGTATATTTTTAACGGATGAATATTATGATATATTATCAAAACGTAAATATGTTGCATACTTGGATGCGATATCACGCATTAGTGGATTTTATATCCGGTGTAAGACGAAACAATTTAAAACTTACAAAAAAGCAGCGTGTTATTTACAATATGTATGGAAAAGACATATGGGTCGAACTCATTGTAAAATGTTTATTTTGCGACACATCTATTCGAAACGATACTATAAACAACAAGACGAATCTATAATCCAGCAACAACAAGACTTACAAGAACAACAACAAGACTTACAACAACAACAACAAGACTTACAACAACAACAAGAACAAGAATTTATAATTCAGCAACAACAAGAACCACCAATTTCAAGTCCTATATATGATCCACTTATACATCCTGATCCAAATAAACTTGCGGAAGATTTAGCATTATGCCGAAGAGAACTTGCAATTCGCGAAGCAGAAGAAAAACAATATATCGCGTGTATATCGCAATTAAAAAAAGAACGCGATATTCTACTTCAACAGATATCATATTTACGCAATGAATGTAAAAAAGGGTGGTTTCATCGTTTTTTTAATAATTGATATTACGTTTAGTTGTATAATATTCTATCCAACCTAATCATATATGAAATATGTTCAATGAATGATATCATTCCATTCCAACCATTAGATTTACCAAGTGATATACAAATCGTTTCAGCCCCTGATTTTCCATACTGTATTTTTCATAAAATGAATCCGTCATACTATTTTAGAATTTATATTGAAGAAATTATAGATAATGAACAAAATATTCCAAAAACAATTGTCAGGGCTTTTAAATGTGATAAAAATGGAAAAACGGATAAAAATAAAGATAGTGAAATAATACCACAGTCACAATCAATGAATATGACTATAAATGCTAACACCTTTATATGGACATTGTCGGACATTCCTTATTCACATCGATATATAAAAAAGGAAATTATAGAACGATTGCGTGGGATAACAACTAATGATAAATTGACAGAAATAAACGATCTTATCATAAAGACGACAAAATCACATAAGTTGTCAAATACGGAAGACGATGACGAATAAAAAATTATATTATCTCATATTATAATATTATAATAATATTATAATGATACCGAATAAAATATCGCGTCGCAATAATAAACATCGAATGTGTGGTGGGTCGGGTGCGTCGTTATCATCACGAACTCGGTCATCCACATCCATTGAAACAATACAAAAACTATACGCCAAAATGCCTAAAGAAATACCCGGTAAAAAAATAACCGATGACTTGGTTGCGTATTTTGATAATGCTTCTAAAACATATTATGTTGGATTACATGCGAAAGATTATGACGGAACAGATAAAATGGAACAACCCTTTGTTCAACAGATGAATGCTTTTAGTGAATGGTTAATGAATGATGTTGGGAAAACACATACTGTTATACTCGCAACTGATTTTAATACAGAATGTATTATTTATCCACATTCACCGGATACATTAGTTTATTCAAACAAGGATGGGAAAGAAACAAAAATACAACAAACATTTTACAATCGACGAATTATAAAATCATCTACTGAATTTTATACTACAAATAAAATGAGATTTATGACAGCTCAATTACCTAAAATATATCTTGCCGCAAAATCAAAAATAGATCATATTATCTGTTTCATTCCAAATAAATTAAGTAAAAGTAGTTCTATTGTCATTCATCCTATTACAAAACAAATTGCGTGTAAATCGGGTGAGATTGCCTTTAGGACAAGTGATTGCTACCAAGAATCAACATTTCCATCCGACCACGATGCCGTTTTGTTTCATAATGTAGCAACATTTAATTGTTGTAGTTCTGGTGCGTCATTTGATGGAGCATCATTGGCACACAATACATATGAGTTTTTCACAGATGAAATGTTTAAAAAATTTACAGAAGAAACAAATAGAACAATCGTAATGAATACCTATATTGAAATGTTAAAGACGTTGAATACAATTGGTATATTTGATTCAACGGGTAAATATGAATTAAAATTAGACGAGTCTAAATTTAAAAAAAGAGACGGTTTATTTTCCAAAGATATAGATGTATTTTCTAAATCACGTGGTGAAGTTTTTGATATCCATTTACATTCATCTTTTGTTCCCCGCATAGAAACGACGGTTGTTGATGAAAAACGAAACTTTAGTTTTATGCATACAGATGCACAACTAGAAGAACAAAAATCATTTGATGCCACCAACGAAAAACGTTTGCGATACGCTAAATGGATTGAAGCATTTAATGCTTTTGTAAAAATTAATAATTTAAAAGAATCTTCAAAAACATCTTCAGAAGAACCTAAAAAACCTAAAACATTTAAAATCAATGAACACGATTATACACCTGACGAATATATGGAAAAAATCGGCGTGCCATTATTAAATGTATGGCACGAATTATTACGAAATCAAACTCTCAAACCACATTTTGATACGTGGTATGAGAAATCATCTAAAGCACTTCCACGCGAATCAGTCGTTGATTTTCTATTTACATCTGGAGCAAAAGTTGTCGCTTTACAAGAAATTAAAATAGAAGATATAGATTATGTAAAAGACTTACCCGAATATCAAACGATATGGAATGAACGTCCAACTGAAGGGTTATCAACGGTAGGCTGTTTAATTATGAAGAAACAATAAATGCATGTTTGTGCTGATGCGAATGATTTCGACGATATTTTAAAAAAAGTGTAATGAGTGTAGTATTGACAGTTACAGTTATAACACCGGCGGCAATGAGAGAAATATCCTGAATAAAATATCCATGTGTCAACCAAAGAATGCTTGTTAGTAATATTAAACATAATGATTTAAGTGATAAATCTTCAACGTGTTTGGTACGATATGTCTTGTATAATTGTGGAAATAACTGAATACAATTCACAATGGGTGCCAATATAGATACTGTATATGCCAACATATATTATAGTATGATATGTTATAAATGAAATTCGTATATGAATTTCATTTATGATTATAGTGTTGTTATCTATGAACTACACGCTAAACAATTTGGGTCATTTCTACTACAACTTTGTACAGTGGTATTTATATGTATACTTGATGCGACATGTTCAGGTGGCGCAATTGTTATTTGTTGTGCTTTGGCGGCAGCTTGTGTTCGTAAATAATACATCCCCGTTTTCAGGCCACGTTTCCACGCATAAAAATGCATACTCGTTATTTTATTAAAGTCCGGTTTTTCCATAAATAAATTCAGCGACTGTGTTTGACATATATAAATCCCCCTATCCGCGGCTTGGTCAATAATAGATTTCATCGATATTTCCCACACGGTTTTATACAATGAACGGATTTCTAACGGAATTTCGGCTATTGCTTGAATCGACCCATTATTTTGAATAATCGTATCCTTCATTTTTTTAGACCACAAACCCAAAATTTTCAAATCACGTACAAGATGCTGATTGACAACAATAAATTCACCCGCTAATACACGTCGCACATAAATATTACTGGTAATTGGCTCAAAACATTCCGTATTACCTAATATTTGGCTAGTGGATGCTGTAGGCATTGGCGCTACAAGCAAACTATTACGAATCCCATATTTCATAATTTTTTCACGCAACGACGCCCATTGAAATCGCGGTAAATCTAATGGTGCAGTATTCCATAAATCAAACTGAAATTTACCCTGTGAAATAGGACTGCCTTCAAATGATGAATACGCCCCAACCCAGTATTGGCCTAATGTAATGCGCCGTTCGCGGGCTTCTTTATCGTGTTCATTTGTATTCACTGAACGAATGGATTCTTCTACGCTTTCTTCTAACGCAGCATAATATATCGTCGCGAATATTTCGCGATTCAGTTGAGCTGCTTCAAGACTATCAAATGGATATCGCAAACGAATATAAACATCCGCCAATCCTTGAATACCTATACCGATAGGTCGATGTCGTTCATTTGACCTTTTTGTTTCAGGAACAGGATAAAAATTACTATCGATGATAATATTTAAATTACGCACAAGTATTTTGACACATTTCGCCAATTCGTCAAATTGGAATGAACCACCATCGGCTGATATAAACGCGGGAAGTCCCAGTGAGCCCAATGTACAACATGCATATTCTGTTGAATCCGAGTATTCAGCAATTTCAATACATAAATTCGAATTACGAATAGTTCCCAAATTCATTTGGTTCGTTTTCGCATTGACTGCGTCTTTATAACCGATATAGGGCGTGCCCGTTTCAATTTGCGATTCGATAATACGATTGAATACATCACGTGCCGGAATTGTTTTTTTAGCACGTCCTTCCGCTTCATACCGTAAATAAAGAGCTTTGAATTCAGCTCCATGTGATTCTATTAATCCTGGACATACGTCAGGGTCCATTAGACTCCACTGTTCACCACGTTCAACTCTTTCCATGAAAAGATCCGGAACCCACAACGCATAAAATAAATCGCGGCATCGCATTGCTTCATCACCGTGATTTTTCTTCAGTTCAAGAAACTCACAAATATCGGGATGCCAAGGTTCGATATAGATAGCAAAACTGCCATTACGCTTTCCGCTATTATGAACAAGTCCCATATCCGTTAGGTAATTATGATTTTCATCGACGGATAAGTCATATACTAGCCCAACATACGGTTGGCGGCGTATAGATTTTATACGAGTCCAAGAACCATTTAATAGTTCATCGCGCGCAAATTCCGTTGTATCCGTTGTAGTCGATATTTCAGTAAATTCACTACAGAATTCACACCATAAAGGAATATGTAATACTAATTTCGTGCTTTTGTTTTCATTTTTGCGATATCCCCGTGTTAAATATCCAACTCGCATAAATAAAAATCGAAATAGGCAAATTCGTATATAGTCGCTTGATTTAATATTAATATGTCGCGTATTTTTTTTCATCGGTTCAATTACCCCTTTCAAATAGGTTATTGTATCATCGCGCGACATTCGACATACATTATAATTCGGTTGAAGAATAGGTTCCGATACAGTTAAACATACCCAATCCTGTTTTACATGAATACGTGTTTTTAATTCATAGTGTGCTTTATTCTCATTTAAATACGTGATTATAAAATCACGTGTAGATTGGAACTGTTGTGTTTTTTTAAGAGGAATGACAAATTTTCCACCACGAATGATACCGATACTATCAATAATACCTTCAAAGCGTAATCTTATATGCGATTTTGATGAATTTTGATTTGTATTAAATAAACCTTGAGGGATGAATACCAAATCACCAACATTTAGGTCCTTTGCATCTATAAATCGTGGTTGAATTTTATTTTTCAAAAGTGTATGTGCTGATAATGCTGGATCAGGGGTAGATATTACAAATATTTGATGTTCCGGCGTACATTTTGTAGGATATAGTGCGTGTTGGGTTTTTATAATAAGTAGGTCCTTTGATACCTCATTACAAATGACATTTCGAACGGGTTTATATGAACCATCTATTGTAATAACATTATCGCCCCCAGAAACAGAAATATTTTTAATCATTTTTGGACCATTATTTGTATATACAATTGTGTCAGGGTGAAAGCATTGATTCACATACACCGCCGTATCATTGAATACCTTTAGCATAGGAATGATTCCTTCACTATGTCCATTCGTACCTCGAATTAAACTTCCTTTTGAACGTATATTGGATACATTGAATCCTATTCCACCTGCCCATTTACTTATTTGTGCACAATCGGCTAAACATTTATAAATTCCAGTTATACTATCATCCATTCCTAGTAAAAAACAACTGAGAAACTGATTGTGAGGTGTTCCACTATGAAATAGGGTAGGAGTAGCGTGCGTTAGTTTTTTAAGACTCATTGCGTCATAGGTTTCGAATGCGGCATTTAGATTTCGACCGTGTATGCCCAGTGCAACACGCATCCACATATGTTGAGGGCGTTCTACCACGGTGCCACCGGTCGATGTTTTTTTTAAATAGCTTTTTTCAAGTGTTTTAAATCCAAAGAAATCTATATCATAATCGCGCATATAATCAATACGAGATTCTATTTCACTACTAAACTGTTTGCAAATGTCATATAGTTGATGACTAACTACTGGATTAGGTTGTTCATATAATATCGTCATCGCTTCGTGAAAGGTAGTCGGGGTTTGTTTATGATTATTACTTATTATAATACGTGTAGCAATAATACCGTATTCGGGTTCTTCTGTTGATAAACTAATACACGTATTAGCCGCCAGTTCGTCCAATTCTGTTGTAGATACACCGTCATAAATACGAGCACATACCTTTTGTGCGATTAATATATAATCGACGGAACTACATATGGGTGGTAAAAGACATTGGGCTTTAATACGATGAATAACCTTATCGAAACTAACCTCCTCAATACAGCCATCGCGTTTTTTTACTTGCATTTCCGGCTACATAGATATATAACTACAAATTTTCTTAAATGTTTATTTATATTATTATTAAATAACTTTATACATATAATTTATTTTGATACAACATAATATAAATGCCGCGTGGACCGAATAAATCGTCATATCGAAACAAAAAAAGTAATAAAAAGGCATCTATTAAAAAAAGTTATAATCGAACGGATTCATATATAACCATAACTGATGACGAAGCGAGTGATAAAATATTTGCGATATATCGGCATATAAAGAAATGTATAAAAGCATTAGATGTGTTCAAAACAAAAGCATTACGTGAAGGTAAGTCGGAAGAAGTGGTAGCAGCCGAGGCGTGTAGTTATTTTGCCAGCATCGTGCTTACTACCAAAGAAATGGCAACTACTGACATATTACCTATTATAGACATGCATATACGTATTAGACATAACAGTGCCGAAAAATGGCGTAAGATAAAACATTTTCGTAATAAACTTGTTATCAACAAGCACATTGCTGAAATATATTCAATTTTAAATATGACACCATTTAACATAGATGTGGATGTATCTGACCACGAAGCTCGTTGTAAATTATTTGCGTTGTATGCCGCACGGTTTCCTTTTCCACCATCAAAACAAAACCAAGATATAATAGATAAAAATAAAAGTATTATTAATTTAGTTAGAGAGTGGGCGGAATCGAGCCAACAAGAAATCATATGGGAAAAACTTCCACTGCAGATAGATGACTACGAATTGAATGATAAAATAGCAGCATTGTATTCGTAGTCATCTATCTGCAGTGGAAGTTTTTCCCA